AGTTATAATGACTGCTATCCAACCATTTGCTACAAAAATTATAAGTGAGAATTTTGAAAATTTTAAATATGATTTAATTTGGGACAAGGGAAATACAACTGGATTTTTAGATGCAAAGAAAAAACCGTTAAGAAGACACGAAATAATTTTGATTTTCAGTAAAGCAACACTTGGAAATCATATTTATAATCCAATTATGAAAAAGGGGATTCCACGATGGAAGGGAGCGTCAAATACTAAAAACACTGAAACTGTTTATGGCAAAAAAAAACCAGTTAAATCATTTAATGATACTTATTATCCTCAAAGTATTTTAAATTTTGGAACGGTTTATAGGAATAATTTTTTACATCCGACTCAAAAACCAATCGACTTATTGAGATATTTAGTAAAAACATATTCCAACGAAAACGACATCATCCTCGACCCCTTCCTCGGTTCTGGTACTACCGCAGTCGCCGCCAAGCAATTACACCGCCGTTTTATCGGTATAGAGATTTCGGAACGCTATTGCCAGATTGCTCGGGAACGCTTACGACAGGGGATACTTTTTTAATCTTGACTTAATCTATAAAAAAGAATAAATAAATTAAAAATATGGAAGACAAAATAGACTTTAACGAAGGCGAATCCCAAGCCGACATCTTATTCAAAGACACCGGCATCCAGCCAACCCAAGAACAGATAGATAAGTTTTATTCTAACCTACCAAAATGAAATGTCCAATCTGCAAAGGTAAAGGCGAATTGCCAGAACCAAAAAGAAAATTCCAAGATCGTCGTAAAGAAATGGCAGTTGTTCTTTTAAGGGAAGGGTTTGGCACAAGAGAAGTCCAAAGATTTGTAGGGTATAAGTCGCCACGATCAGTTTCAGAAATAAAATCTAATCTTTCTAACCTACCAAAATGAAAAAAGAAATTAAAACAGGAGATAAATATATTGACAATCTTTATAAAGCGGTTGTTGATTATATTAAAAATCGAGGCGGTTCGGTGGTTGTTATCGGTGGTATCGCTTTAGTCCAAGAGGACGAACGCAAATTTAATTACGGTGTAATGGTTAGGGTAACTGGTAAAAAGCCAAAAATAGATGTTGCTTAATTACACAACTAAAATTGACCCGGATAAAACTTGCGCCGAGATCGCCAAGATATTATCCAAGCACGGAGCGCAAGCCGTGATGACCGAGTATGACCCAAAAAACCAGTTGATATCGGCATTGTCTTTTAAAATCGCCTTTGGTGAAAAACAGATAGCCTTCCGGCTTCCCGCAGATTGGCGGCCGGTGCAGAGGGTTTTACAAGAGCAAGGCGTAAAGGCAGATCAGATGATGGCGGTTAGGGTGTCGTGGCGCATTTTAAAAGATTGGGTGGAGGCGCAAATGGCACTGGTAGAAACCCAGATGGTAACAACCCAGCAAGTGTTCTTGCCTTATGCCATTATGCCAAGCGGAAAGACACTGGCGGAACATATAATTGATAACCCGTCAATGCTTTTGGGAAGTGGCTAGTCAATTTACAATCAAAATAGAGGGTATCTGGGGGTTTAGATAAATTAAAGGATAGTGTAGGAACAGCATAATAATCCGCTCCGAGTCGTTACGGCCTTCTTAATTACTCGTGGATTAGCAATTTATTGCCCTTTCGCATTTTATCTAACCCCAAATACCCTCTATTTGTAGTCATAATCATTTGAGCTTTGGTAAATCAAAAACTCATTACGCTTTGACTCTATCAATTAAGGTGCTACGCCTTACATAATCCTTTGATACGGTTGAAAAACAAAAAAACAGCTCATTTTAAGCTGTTTTGCAAAACTTATTAACAGAATCAAAGGAATATCAAGCGATTATTAATTTTTTATAACGATTTTACATCCTGGGTTTATCCTATAACCGCTGCCTTTTCTGCCCTCCGCTATAACCTTCTTCCCATCAATCTTTCGGTAACTAAAAATATGACTAATTTAAAAGTAAAAAGATTCCCCAGCATAGTGGAAAAAAGGCTAAAAAAATTAAGAAATGTTTTTGATAGATTGGCTACGAGTAGGCAAGAATATGACAAAGTGTGTAACAGCTTATGCATTGTTCTAATGGATAAATATAAATTATCTGCACAAGATTGGAATGAAGACATCGCTCCCGTTTTACGCACTTTTTTGCCCTCTATCAGTAACTAAAAATATAAATATGACGACATCTGAAACAATTAAAAAGGCCATCGAGGGAGGGTGGGGCGATGAATACGAAAAAGCATTAAAAGCTCTAAAAGAAATCGCCCCTAAATCTGCAGAAGAAGTATGTCAACGCCGTGCTTTCCTTGACCCCCAATTCTGGCAATGTCTTGGAAAGGCAATGGGATGGGACAAAGAAGTTCCAATGGGTGCAGAGGGAGGCTACGTAATTGTTCAAGGTTGGCATTTCCAATGGAGAAAATTTTTCGACCACTTAGCCGAAGGAGGAACTCCCGAATCATTTTTTAAAAACCTTCAGTAACTTAGGAAACAAAAATATGTCTGAAAAACAATTTATTATTTGTAGCGCGATTCTTTGGTTTTGCATAGGAGGATTCGCGGTGACACTTTTATTTTTATGGATGTCTATTCTAATATTAATTTAATTTATCAAGGTTAGGTAAATCTAAATTAAATAGTTAGTGGATGGGGGTTAGTGGCGGACAGTGAGTCGCAGACACAAAGCTAGGGGAGTATGTGCATGGTAAAGACCCCGGTTGTTGCACCTGCAAGTCAAACCTTGCTTCCCTCTTAGTGAGTTGGAAAGGTATTTTCAGATCGGATAGTTGGGAAAAATTAAAAAGGAAAGAGGAGATATTGCGAATCGGAGCGGCGACAAGAACGGGATGTTGCACAACGCGATGATGAATGGGGAGAGGTTGACAAGGAAAAAGGAGGCGGTATAATTAAAATATGGAAGTAAACACAAATAATACTTTCACTAAAAATGATATTTCTAAAGAAGAAAGTACAACCAATACTTTCTCTGTTGGCACGCAAGGAGTTGAGATAGTTTGGAGCTTTGAATAATAAAAATATTTATAATTTGTCAATGAATGGAAAAATTGAATTTAAAGCAAGAAGAATTTTGTAAACTTTACGTTTTGGCGGATAAAGATTTTTTTGGGAATGGGGTGGCGGTTTACGTTGAAGTTTATAAGCCAGATAAAACAAAAAAGAATTGGTATAAATCGGCTTGTGTCCGTGCTTCGCAACTATTAAGTAGTCTTAAGGTTTGCAATCGAATTAATGAGCTATTGGAAGAAGGAGGATTAAATGACCAATTTATTGATAAACAACTGTTATTTTTAGCAACACAGCACGCTGATTTTGGAGCAAAGATTGCGGCGATAAAAGAATATAATCAATTGAAAACACGCATTACCAAGAAGATAGAACTTAACGCACCATTTTTAATAAAAGATGAGAAAGGAAATTAGGTTCTCCGAATTATGTAATTTCACCGATAAGCAAAAAGAAGCCCAGAAGCTGATTAAGCAATATGATTATTTACTCTACGGAGGAGCAATGGGAGGAGGCAAATCTTACTGGTTGAGATGGGAACTGATAGACCTATTAACAGATTGGGCGGCGCAAGGCATTAAGGGCGTGAGGGTAGGTCTATTTTGTGAAGATTATCCGGCATTAAGAGATAGGCATTTATCAAAAATACAATACGAATTCCCTGATTGGTTAGGATCATTGAACAAGGCTGATTATGAGTACACATTAAGCCCGGAATACGGCAGCGGAGTGATATGTTTTAGGAATCTTGATGATCCGAGCAAGTATAAATCCAGTGAGTTTGCGGCTATTGCGGTTGATGAGATAACCCAGAATGAAAAGGAAGTATTCGAGTTCTTGCGTACCAGAAAGCGTTGGCCGGGGATTGAGCGTACTAAGTTTATCGCCGGCACTAATCCGGGGGGAAAAGGCCATGAATGGGTCAAGAAGATTTGGATGGAGCATAAGTTTGAGGCAAATGAAAAAGAGCAAGACCAGTTCTCTTTCTTGCAATCACGGGCGTTCGATAATCCACATTTAGCGCAAACATATTTTCTATCATTGGAGGGATTACCGGAGGCGAAGCGCAAAGCATATTTGGATGGCGATTGGAACACTTTTGAAGGGCAGTATTTTGGCGAATTTGAAGAACGATATCATGTTTGCGAGCCATTCGCCATTCCCGATACCTGGTTCAAGTATCGCAGTATTGATCCAAGCGGGCGCGAGGGAGTAACCAGCTGTCATTGGTATGCGGTTGATTCTAACGGACGAGTTTATGTCTATAAAGAATATTACTCAACTGGTCGGGATATTGACGAACATGCCAAAGCGATCAAAAGGTTATCGCAAGACAAGGATGGTATTGCGGAAGAATATAGATACACAATTATTGATTCGGCGGCTTTTGCCAAAGCAGGATATAGCGAGACTACAGCCGAAATCTATGAGCGTAATGGGGTATGTGGATTTTTAGCAGCCGCCAAAGAGCGCATTATCGGATGGAATGGGGTACACACATCTTTGAGGCTAGACCCGATCACAAAACAGCCGATGTTAAAGATATTCAAGAATTGCTACAACCTTATCCGTACGATTCCGTTAGCTCAGCACGACCAATTGCACCCTGAAGATGTGGCTGATATAAACAATTCATTCACCGACAGCGAAGGTAGGAGCGGTACGGAACATCAGGATGCGTTAGACGAATTGAGGTATTTCTTGCGGACACTAAGGGAAACCAAGGCTCCCAAGCCAATGAACGCGGTTGAGAAGCATATTCAAGATCATATCAAACGGCAAAATTTAGATTTTAATTATCGTTATACTCGTTAAACTAATGGCAAAGAAAATTAAAAAACCAATTCAATCTCAGGGACAGCCTGCTACCGCGGGGATTACCGATCGTTTGAAAGAAGATCCAATCACTTTGACTTTTGTTCCAAGTGAAGTGGAGCGTAAAGTTCAGAAGTACATCAACCGTCGGGTGGGCGATATGCAGGACTATCGTAAAGGCTTGGGGATTGAGAATCGCTGGAAGGAAGCGGACGAAGAGTATATCCCTCACGAGTTGGATTTTGGCACTACCAGAAAACGCTTTGAAACCGATCAGGATACCGGCCTACGCTCTCGTATGGTTCCTGTTGGTGATATTACCCAACAATGGAGGCAAGCAAGCTCTGCTCCTACCTTGTTGGCTAAGATACAGACAGCAGTCAGCATTATTATTGACCAACAGCCCGAAGCTGAATTGACTGCCTTGGAAAAGAAATATGACGCTACTTGCGATCTGGCGTATTCTCTTTGGAAGCGCAACTGGACAATTACCAACGCAAAAGAAAAATTAAAGCTTATCGTATTTGATTTGATCAAATATGGCTGGGCGGCACAGCGTACTTATCCCCGCAAGGTTCAATATTCTAAGCGGGTTTTGACTTATGTGGATAAGGATAGCCCAGAGAATGACAAGTATGAGGATAAGAATCTTATTTGGTTTAACGATGTAGACCGGGAAAGGCTTGATCCTTTTAGGACTTGGATCGATGAACTGGCCAAGCCTTACGATCCTTACAGCTTGAATGAAAGTTATTACGAGATTGATTACAGCTATGACGCGGCTGAGGTTGAATTTGGAATGTATGATAATTGGAAGTATGTTAAACGCGACAGTATGCTGTTAAGGCAGGATACACCAAAAAAGAGCAATCGCAGCGCGGCTAACGAAGAATTGAGAAAGCGCAAAGATGTGGTAACTATCGGATTCTTTGAGTCGCGTCATAAGGATATTTATTGTATTAAGGCCGTTAAAGACGATATTATTATTTACCTTGGGCCATTGCCGAATGATGATGGTTATTTAAGCTTGACCCAAACACTTTGGATATTAAGAAAATCAGGCATGCCTTACGGCGTTTCATTGTGGGAAGTAATCCGCCAGAACAAGGCTTTGTATGACAAAATGAAGAATATGGGAATGGACCAGCTGGTTCTTTCCATTATGAAGTTTGGCTTCTTTAGCGGGACCAATACGATGGTGGGTGATGGCAAGATCGAGATCATCCCCGGCCAAGCGCGACAGCTTACCAGCTCAACTGGCAAGCCTGAAATCAATTGGATGGAGATCCCCGGTCCTGGCAAGGATTTTTGGGATGGCATTATGGCAGTAGAAAAGATGATGGACAGCGAAAGCGGTATTGTGCCTACCTTGGAGGGTGAGATAACCGGCAAGACTTTGGGTGAGATACTGCATGCCAAGGAAGCGGCTTTGAAACGTATTAAGGTACCGGTAGAAAACATTGCGTGGTTAATTGAACAGGACGCTTATCTTACTCTTAGCTGGATGAGTCAAGTTTATGCCACACCGACAGTGGAAACATTCGCAGACGAAGCAGAGGTGGCGGCGTTTAATTCGGAAAACAAAATTACTCATCAACAATTATTTGGGACAATCCAAGAAGATGGCTCGATCATGGGGCCTTATGAAGCTCATTATCTACCCCAAATTGCTTTACACCTGGAGAATAACGAAGGTCAATTAACAAAAGGAAAGGAAAGTAAGTTTTACCAAGTAGGAACCGATATTCAACCCAGCCAATTGAAGTGGAAAGGAATATTTAAAGTTATTCCGCGCAGTATTGTTGATTCAAGCCAGACACTGATGAAAGCAATGAAGATGGAAATCTTCAATATGCTCGTGCCTCTTTTGCAGTTTCCGCCTCAATTAGCGGCTAAACCAGCTTCACAAATATTAAAAATCAATGAAGAAGATCCTGCCGACTGGTTACCCGATGAGTGGATTCAATTCCTTAAAACTGGTTCATTGCCTCAAACAGGTGCGCCTGCCCCGGCTGGTATGGCTCCTCAAGGCGCAGGAATGACCCCAGAAGCCCAAGGCCAGCCCCAAGGTATGCCAACCCCGGGTGGACAAACAATTCAAGGTGCGACGGGCGTAACCCCTCCTCAAGCTCCGACTCTTGTACCGGGTAGTCAAATGCCGAATATATCGCAACTAATGGGAGGCAAGGCGCAGGGTATCTTTAAGAAAGGAATTTAATGGATAAACTTCAATTACAACTTATTAAACGGTTGATAATGGATGATAGTTGGGACGCATTGATGAAGGCAAAAGAAGAATATATTGCTAAGAATTCAATCGGGAGTATAACCGGGAACAGTGAGTTTGAAACATTAAGGGAATTGCATACTAAGCAAGGTAAAATACAAGGGGTAACAGATTTTTTTGAAGATTTAGAACGTAATAATATTTAATTATGTCTGTCTTAGAGGAAAAAATTATTGAACTGGGCGATGGTTTATTTTTAGACATAAAGCCTGATTCTGAATACTTGCAAGTGCGCATTGGAGAAGAGAAAAAGTTGATTAAAAAGGTTGATCTTTGGGCGGCGGTATTTGCGATCGCCGATCCTGATACTCAAGAGAAACTGACACCAGTCAGACAAACGCAAATGGTAACTTATGCCAGAGTGCATACAATCCAACTTAAAAAAGATATGCGTAAAGGCGAGGTTTTAAAATGTAAATGCCGGATTAACGTGCCTCAAGTTATCGAAGAAGGACTGGCAGGAAATCTTAAAAAAACCAGTAAAGGAGGGCTGGCATTGCCAAAGAAATTTTATTAAATTATAATAAATAAAACATCAATGATGTTTTTAGAAAATATGGAAACTGAAACACAAAAAGAAGAAATAAAACCAGCGGGCAGGCCTAAACTTTATGCGTCTGCCGAAGAAGTAAAAACTTTAGGCAGTAAGGTTGATGAGATCGGCAGTGTGCTTAATAAGGTTTTGGAAGCATTGGAAAAGAAAACTGAAGCCCCAAAAACCGAACAAGAAAAGAAAGTTGAAACAGCTACACCTAACAAATTTACAGTTAATCCTGAATGGGAAGAGGCGGCTAAGAACATCTTGGGGGATGCGCTTGACCACACCGAAGTTAATTATGAACGGTCAGGCGGCGTAGTGTTTACGGTTGTAATTGCTTTGGATAAAAGCAACGCAACCAAAGATTATCTTGAAAGATGCAAAATAGACAGACGCTCAAAGCCTATCGGAGGTACTGGTATCGATGGTGTTATAGAATGGTGTAATTTGATAAAGGGAAATCTTAATCATAAATAAAATGGCAAAAAATATAACAACTTCTGACGGGTATATGAACGCTAATTTTATGGGGCCGTCGAATCAACCGGGAAGAACTAATAACGATATTTCCAAAGGCAAACCAGCAACTAAAATTACGCCTATCGCTCCCACAAAGTTAAAGCCGATTAAACCGATCAAAAAAGTTCCTACTAATTTTACTCCTCAAAATAAGGATATAATAAAACCAATTAAAGGAGGGGCATTTGTATAATTATATGCCGTTGCTAAAAGGAAAAAGTCAAAAGGTAATTAGTGAGAATATCGGTGAATTTCATAAAGGTAAAACTTTTGAAAAAACCGAAAAGAAGTTTGGCAAGGAAAAAGCTAATAAACAAGCCATAGCGGTTGCATACAGCCAAGCAAGGCGTAGCACAAGCAATGGCTCTATAAAAAAATGAACCCTGAAAACCCTGAAGTCAAAGGAATTGGAGAAGTAGAACATGATGGTATGCCTCAAGCGGGTCATGACGAGCAAGCTGATCGTGCAGGCAAAGGCGACAAAGAGCCGGATAACGACTCTGACGATAAATAGTATGAAGATTGAAACCATGCCGACTAAAAGCCTTATTAAAGAGCACAAAGACCTGGTTAAGGTTTTAAAAGGCGGCAAAAAGAGCGAGCTTAAAAAAGAAGCCAAAGAACAAGGAAGCGAGTTGAAAGGTTATAGAAAAGATTTAAATACCCCAAAGAAAGGCAGACATTGTACTTCTGATGGGTATATGCAATAAAATGTCAAAAGAAAAAGAAGTCAATAAAATAATAAACTTAAACACAATGTATAGTTTAACAATCGGGGAACGTGTTGCGGCTACAAAGATATTTGATGAGTATAAGGGAAATTTAAGCACTCTTGCAATGATTTTTGAAGATCTCAAAAAATGTAATGTTGAAGATACGGAATGGACTAAAGCTGGGTTGGTTAAGACTCCCGATGGACAGGGTAGAGTTAGACTGGATTGGAATGATGAGGGAAGTGAAAAGAACAACGTTGATTTATCAAAAGAAGGAGTGGAATATCTTAAAGGTAAAATTGAGGCTAAAAATGCTTCCGGTGAATTTACTCTTGCTGATAAGGCGGTAATCTCGCTGGCAAGCAAAATAAAATAATATGCAATGCCTTTATTGCAACGGCCAAGGGCTAGTTTCTACCGGTGTAATCAAAAATGATTTATCAGCCGGCAGAAAAGAAACTTGTCCAAAATGCTTAGGTACTGGCTTCGTGGGTGACAGGCCTGTCCAAGAAGAAATTTTGCCCGTGCCTAAACCTAAAAAGAACTTCGTGCAATCGTTGTTAGAAAAATTGTAGTAATCCCTGCCCTTGAGGCAGGAGCATAGTTATTTCTTGCTTCTTATAGTTGGAGATTGCTATGCTCCCGTTCCAAGAGCGATAACATCTTCGTTTCATCGCGAAGTAAAACTAAAAGATGTAAAAAAGTTATGGCGGATGAAAAAACGGTAGAAGACATCGAGCGTGTCGAGATCGCCCCCTCGGACGATAGCGAGACAATCGAACCTGAAGGCCAAGAATCTGAAACTAAGGAATCGCAAGAGACCGCGGTTGAAGAAAAACAGCCTAAGGAACAGTTAGTACGCAAACCCGAATCTTCTGCAAATGAAACCGAATCGGAGGAAACGGCTTCAGATGATAACGAAATCGCGGATGTGGAAGGGGAAACGCCTCGTGAACGTGCTTTGCGATTAGAACTTACCAATTTAAGGCGAGAGAAACGCAAAGAACAAATAAAAGAGCTTTTACCTCAAAATTCAAGCCAGCAATCCTTAAAAAAGGAATTGTCAGCGGAAAAACAGGCCATATTGAATAAATATAAACCTGAAGAAATACAAGCTCTAAGCGAGGTTATTCCAGTCATTGCGGAATCTCAAGGATATGTGCGGGCAGACCAGCTTACTCAAGATCAATATAATGAGCGGGCTGAAGCGGAATTTGATAAATTCATTGAAAAACATCCTGAATACTCCCAAGAAAAAGACAAAGACGGAGTATTGTGGAATGAATTAAAAAAGGAATTTTCAATATACGCTAAACCTGCCAATCCTAAAGATTATGCCAAGATTTTAAACCGTTCGCATAATGCTATTTTCAATATCAAACCAGTAGGAGATAAGGGTGCTATTTCAGCCGCGCAAAAGAAGATTCAAGTCGCTTCTCATGCCGGCGCCTCAGCCCCTACTCGTACCAATTCATCTCGTCCTATCAATTCTCAAGGTCTTCGTCTGGATATGCTAAAAGGTTTTTCCGATGAAGAAAAAGCGCAAATGTTAGGTACATAGAGGGATGAGGTTTTACAACCTTAACCCTAAAATGGCAATTGAATTTAAACTGGTCAAGGACCCGGCCACCACCGTTTATGAAAATATGCGTGTCGCAAGCCAGGCATATGCCGTCGGTGATTCCGTTATGTTAGATAGAACCGCAGACGCGATTGAAGTCGTGCCTGCGACGGCCGCAACTGTTACAACTAATATCTATGGCGTGGCGATGGAAGCCGTTACAAGTTCCGCTACTTCATTGTTAATCGCAAGAGTCACAAATAGACAGTCGTGGTCTGCCGATACCACAGGAACTGCGACTGCCGCCGATAACGAACAGAGGATGTTACTTACCGATAAAGGTACTGTTAACAATTCTCATACAGATTCGGGTTCGCCCGCGGCAGTGTTCCAGCAAACAGGATATATTTCAGCTAACCGCATAGTCGGACGGTTCTTAACGAGTGCCATCTCCGCCTAATACCAATCTTAATGATTGGATTATTTGGTTAAATTTTAAAACAAACCTATGTCAGCTCCAATGAACATCGCTCAGGCGGCAGACCTCGTTGATCTTTCTATCCAGAATGTCTACGAGAAAGCGTCCGAACCTGAAGTAGACTACAAAAAGTTTTTCAATGTTAGGACTACTGAAGATTACTATGAAAAGGATAGTTCTCTGTCGGGTCTTGGCGAAGCGGATTTCGTTGATGAGAATGGTGTGATTATCAGCGATACTCCGGTGCAGGGATATAAGAAAACCTACACTTTAGTCTAACTTTGGGTGTAGTAAAATTCTCTCTAATCAATGGGGAACGCCCAGAGATGGGCAACCCTCAAGAAGTTAATAAGTTCATTGAAAATTTAATTGAGAACCTTTGGAACAGTTGCAAGATCGGCAAAGAGGTTGAATATTGGAAATATAATTTGTGCCTCCTTTAATTATAGGAATAATATGATCTCTGGTTAATTGGATTTCTGGCTCTTTCCTGCCACAATGAGGACAAGTAAAATTATATTTTATTTTCAATTCACTCCATTCAGTATAAGTATGAGAACCTAATGCACCTCTACGACGATAACTATTCAATGCATTATGGTGTTTGTACTTTTCTGGATTGTTTTTACACCAATTCTTAAAAAGTAATTTTACTTTTTCTGGGTTAGATGTATGCCATTTCTTGTTAGAGATATGAATAGACTCAATATGTGTTTTGTTCCAAAGTGAATTGTAAGCAACTCTTTCTTTCTTATGTCTTGCATAATAGTTATTATGTTCGCAAGATTTACTGCACCATTTTGCTGAAACGAATTTACTAAAAAAAGATTTTCCACATATTTTACATTTTAAAAGATGTGGCTGGATAGGATGATAATTTTCCTTAGATTGTACTCTATCCCTCAATCTTACGAGTTCATAATTAAGTTTTTGGTAATTCTTTGTACGACAGAGAGAAGAACAGAATTTAGCTTTAGGAGACTTGCTATTAAAAGATTTATGGCAAAAAATACAATTCATAATCTCAATTAAATTAAGTTTATTAACACTTGCAGAGACTGAATGAGAGAACGTTCGATTAGAACGAAGCGACAGTCCGAACTACAGCGATAATCTAAAAACAAACTGTAGAAGATAGCAGAAATGCCTATCTCGTATGCTAAAGTATAGCATAAAATAACAATTT